TGAATTTTTTATGAATTTAAAGGGTGCAGTTAGTCGGTCATTTCCAAAAAGTACTACATCAACTATTGCCGAAAAGATATTTAGAACAGACTTGGAATCGAATAAGAAGTTTGATATTGAAGAAACACAAAATGTTTATGATATAGTAATACCCAATTGGAAACCCTTTGATGCTATGAATTGGTTAGCAAAGAGATCTATGGCAGAACATAGAGATGGGGCTAATTATCTGTTTTATGAAACTAGAGATGGATTTCATTTTAGGTCGTTAGAATCATTGTCAGAGGAAGAAAGTGTAGGTATCTATAGACGAAAACCAACAGATGTTACCGATGGAAATCCAGATGAAGAACAGTATAGAACTGTGAATAGAATAGAGATAGTTAATTCGTTTGATATGGTGGCAAATATACCTAATGGAATGTATGCTAATCGGTTGGTCATTCATGATATGATAAATCGTAAAACAGAAACGTTGGATTATGATTATGGTAAAGAGTATTCTAAGATGACACACGTAGAGGATAACGAGAAAACAAACAACTGGAGATTATCAGATACTCAAAATATGAGTGGGCAGGGTTCGAGTATGATGGTACATGAAACTGCTGATGAATTAACAACTAGTCCATTGAGTAAGCAAACATTGGTTAGTAGGTTTGATGATTCCAACGTATACTATGAAAAGACATTACAGAATAGAATTTCACAGATGCAACAATTAAATAACATCAAACTAAATATTACCATATCAGGTGATACTACCAGAAAGGTTGGGGATGTATTGGATTTAGAATTACCATCAGTTGAAACACATGTAGATGGTACGGTTCCAATGGATAAATTATATAATGGAAGATATTTGGTTACAGCGTTACGACATAAAATAGACAGTGCCAGCCATTTAATGGTGATGGAAGTTGTCAAAGATTCATATTTCAGTTCATTACCAACAGAATAGGAGATTAATATGCTATCAAAAGAATTTTCAAAGTTGGTGGAAGCATCAACGGGAGTGTTGACTAACACTTCACCACATTTTCAGAAAACATTAGATTTGGTGATTGCCAATATGAATGGCAATCAGCAACAGATTGATGAAAGGCAGATTTTGTTCAATCAGGGTAAAAAGTACGGTCAAGCAGTCTTTCTCGCTGGTGGTGCTGGTTCTGGTAAGGGATTTGCCTCTAAGAATTTTATGGAAGGTGATAAATTTAAGATCAGGGATGTTGATGAATGGAAAAAAGCATTTATGGCTATTTCTAGGATTCAAAAAGATTCGACTGATTGGGAAGGGAATATAAATCCAAAATACATGGATAAAAAAGGTAGGTTGTTAGGTGACTTGGATTTGAAAAACCCAGAACATGTTTTTGCGTTGCATATGGCAGTTAAAAAGATTGGTGTTAAAGATAAGAGTTTGAAGTTACTATTGCAAGATCTTAACAAAAATCATTTGCCCAATATTCTTTTTGACATCACACTCAAAGAAACCGAAGATATTACAGAAGTTATACCTAAACTTACAAGTGTTGGATATGAAGCAAGGAATATTCATTTGGTATGGGTATTGGCCAACTATCATGTGGCAGTTAAAGCAAATGCAGAACGTGAACGGGTTGTACCTGATGATATACTTTTGCAAACTCATGAAGGAGCTGCAAATACCATGTATGGTCTAATCAAAAGTAAAGGTGTTCCAAACTTGGGTGGTGGAGTTCATGTTATTCTGGCAAATCGTGAGAATACCATATTTTGGACAGACTCGAAAGGTAATAAAATTAAAACATCGGGTGGTAAAACTGTGATTAAAGACTTTACTTATCTGACTCTGAAACCAGAAGGTAAGGGTTGGAACGATCAAGGTGAAGTTAATCAACAAGTATTGGATTGGATTAAGGATAATGTACCAAGAAGTGATGCCACCAAGGGGTTGTGGAGCAATCCACCGAAAGTGGTAGGTATGGATTACCCAAAGGATGATATTGGTGACATGGAAACAACAAGGGGAGATTGGCAACGTGGGCAAAACTAAAAAAACACTAACGGCAAAGGAATTCGACAAGAAATATCCACATTTGAAGGATCATGCCGATTATAAAAATTATGATCGTCGTAAAAAGTTATCTACAACAGGTTACATATCCAATAGAAAAAAAGGTAAAAAGAATAGTAAATGAATCCTACTTTCATCTGGTGGAAGGGGAAGGTTGAAGATCGGATAGATCCGTTAAAGTTAGGTAGATGTAGGGTACGAATACTTGGATACCATACAGATGACAAATCGGAAATTCCGACAAAAGATCTTCCTTTTGCCTATCCAGCAATGCCTATCAATAGTAGACCAAGTGATGCACCTGTTGGCCCTGTAGAGGGTACGTGGGTGATGGGGTTCTTTGCCGATGGTGAAAATGCACAGCAACCGATAATGACACATATTATTGATGCTGGTTATAAGACATCGGATGACCCAACGATTACACCAGAACCTAAATGGGGTAAATCAAAAATACCAGCTGGTGAAGTAAATGTCAATAGGTTAGCAAGGGGTGATAAAACAGATACCTATGTAGATAATTATGAATCAATGGGTAAGATTGCAGTTGCAGGGGCATTAAATGAATCATGGGAACTCAAAGAGTTGGAATATGGTGCTGAATATCCCTACAATAGAGTGGAAGAAAGTCAATCGGGGCATGTACATGAAATAGATGATACAGAAGGAAAAGAAAGGATTGCAGTAGCACATAAATCTGGTACAGTCGATGTTATGGGTTCTACGGGTGATAGAGTCGCAAAGGTCATGGGTGATAATTATTCTATTACGGTTGAGAATAATAATATCTATGCTAAAGGCAGTGTAAATATAACTGCCGATTCCGATGTCAATATTAAGGGTAGAATTCTGAGATTGGAAGGACAACAAGTACGAATCAAAGGAGATTTGGGCGTGTTAATAGAATCACCTGTTGGTGCATTTGTATCAGCACCATTTTTGAGTACAGATCCTAAATTGGGTGGTGCAATTTTACATGGGGCAATTGGTTCACCGTTTGTGGCTCCAGCTGGAATACCACCAGATGCATTGATGGTTGATGTACCAAGTTCTAAAAGTGGTTCTGTTGTTGTTCGGGAAAATCCACCTGTCAATTCATTGGCACTTTTAAGGGCAACCATTTTCGGTGGATTTAATGCAAAGAAAACTATGTTTCTTGGCCCTGCTGAATGTGGTACGGATATGCTTGATGAGTTGAAAGCAAATTTTAATGCATTGGATATGTTAAAATTACTAACTAAGATATTCAATTTGGTAGGTAAAAATACATCACAAACGACTACTGTACCTGATAATGTTAAGACAGAATATGCTGAGATGAAAGATTTAATTGAAGATGAAATGAAAAAGGAAAAGGTGAATGTTGATGGTGAATTGAAAGATGCATTGGAACTTGAAGGTGGAAGTTTAGAGGTGGTTGATGATGATGGTGTGACACATACTGTTACATCGTTGGATGATGCTATAACTTTAGTGGAAAGTGGCAAGGTGTTAAGTTATTTCAAAGATGATGAACCAGAACCAGAACCAGTTGATAATGTTATACCTGTTTCAACGGAGACACCAAAAATGACAAATTGTTGTGAGACATGTGGGGAGGTAACTTGCGTATGCACCAGTTAGTGAAGATAGATAAGGAAGTTTTGAATGCGTTAAGTGTTCTTGCAGAAAAGAAAATTATAGAATATGATGCAGAAAAGAATGAAATTGTTATCAATATGGATGTCAACCTCAAAGTTAGGGGTAAATTTCAAGTTGATTGCGAGGAACATATGGTGCTAAATAGTGGCAAGGGTATTGATCCTGAGTTGAAAGAACAATTTTCCATATGGTTGAATCCAGTTGTAGATAGTAAAGGTGAGATTGTGATTGGTGATGAGGAATACATAGAACAGAGTGAACTTGAATGGCCACTAATACGTTAGAATTTACACTTAAGGATGGTTCGTCGCAAATACTGGATCTTTCAGTATTGGCAAACATATTATATATAGATCTGTACATGGAAGATGGTACTGTTTTACAAGTGCCATTAAGATTCTTACAACTAAGTACGGGTGTGGAATCTTCATTAGCAGAAATACTGACAGCACTTATTACTGTTAATATGAATAATGATAATGTGATGCGTGAGATGGGGTATCGTAGCAATGGTGCGATGGTTGCTCCGTTTTATGCTGATGACAGAGCATTAAATAAGTTAAAATTTAGTAAGACTCTTGAATATAATATTCGTGGTCGTTCTGATGAAATTATTGAGTTGGTAAGTGGAAGTTTACCCAAAGGCATATCTCTGGTAAAGGATGGAGATACATATAAAATCGAAGGGTATGCCAGTGAAGATAACTTTGACCATACGACATTGGAAGAAGTTGAAAAGTTGCACATGCAAAGGCAACTTGAATTCATGAATATAAAGTACACCAAAAGTTTGGATAGTGGTTCTGTTTTTAAAGTTGGTGATTTGGTTATCGACCAAGCAACAAATAGTTTTTCAACTATTGCAAAAATTGAGACTTATAATGTTGGTGAAGAATCTCGGACAAAATTTGTTGTAAATGAGTTTTCGGCCGAAATGGAAACTTTAACTTTTGGTGATTATGAAATAGAGGTTCCTAGTCAATTTGATTACTATAATGGAAGGGTGATTTTTGATGATGATATGAATCCTACAATCAAAGAAGATTGGAAAGGATCTTTCCTATCTACTAATGGGCAAATTGCGGTTTCATTTGATGATGTGAAGCAAGTTATGCCAGTAGAGGTGTCATCCAAATTTGAGAAAGACTTTAATTTCACATTGGGATTGAGAACACCAGATTCTACTGAATATACAGATACCAATGATTATACTTTGAATGTTAGACAGAATTTTGATGGTGTACGGGATAAGTTAATTCCAACAGAAGAATTACCTATTCAGACAGAATTTGATGCGGTTACGGGTGATTCTTATGTTTACTATTTTGGTGATACTGATAAATTTGTACCAGCCGCAACTTGGTATATGCCATTCAGAAAAACTAGTGGGGATTCGGCAAATATACCATTAGTATCGGGATTTATGAAATACGGTGAAACTAAAATAGATGCTAGGTTGGGGTTTCAGTTGAGAACCAATACAGGCGTTATAAGGGAAATAGAGTTACTAGGATGACAGAAAAAGTTGAAAAACCAGATACAAGACCAATAGCAGTTTGGGGAAATATTGATAGTCCACATGGTGCTTTTCTTCCAGGCCCAGCAGTGCTTCCATCTGCACCTTTGGGGTATACAACTGGAGATGCAAAAAACATGTTTTCTGCGTCAGGAAATGTTAAGATAGGATGTAAACATAAGAATTTAGGGGTACATAGGCAATTTGATGTTAGAGTACCACACATTCAAGCATCACCACCATATTCACCAGAGTTATTTATTAATGCAGGGGCATATAATGGTGGTTTAATGCCCCATACTAAGAGTGGTAGCAAAACGGTTAAAACAAATGGTGTTGAGACTGCGAGGGTGGGATCACCTGTCATTTGTTCATCGAAAATCATGACAGGGGTAGGATCAGTTAAAATTGGAGCATAGGATATGAACTATTCAGTTACAGAAAAGAATACCACTAAATTTCAGAACAGGCAATTCGTAGATCTGGATTTGAATTTCAAAAGAAATCCGATTACTAATGATGTTGTATCCAAAAAGGGCCAGAATGCAATCAAACAGAGTATAAAGAATTTAGTCTTAACTCGGATTGGTGAAAAGTTATTTAATCCAATTGTTGGATCTTATGTCTACAATTTGTTGTTTGATAATATCGTACCAGAGACTACCATTGCATTACAAACCAGTATAGAGGATGTTATAAATACTTATGAACCAAGAGCAATAGTCAATCAAGTAATGGTTGATCCAGATCCAGATAACAATGGATATTTAATTACATTAATCGTATCCTTTGTCAATTCACCAGAACCAACAGCAGTAGAATTCTTTTTAGAACGGTTGAGATAATATGCAAAATAGTAAATTACGAATCACCGAATTAGATTTTGACAAGATCAAAACCAACATAGTTGATTTCATGAAGAAACAGTCTGAATTTTCAGACTATGATTTTGAAGGTGCTGGTTTATCCGTCTTGACCGATGTTCTTGCCTACAACACACATTATATGTCTTATTATTTGAATATGGTTGCTAATGAAATGTTTTTGGATAGTGTTTCGCAACGTTCATCGGCAGTATCCATAGCAAAACATTTGGGATATGTTACGCAGTCCACAACGGGGGCAGAAGCAACTGTAACATTAAAATGTGTTACTGCTGAAACAGCAATAGACAGTCCAGCAACTATAACCATACCTCAATATACCAAGTTTACTATAAAACTGGATGATGTATCATACATATTTTACACTCTAAAGTCTTATACGGCCACCACAGATGACACAGGTGCAAATCGAACTTATACGGCAACTGGTGTTAAGTTGAAACAGGGTAAGCAGGGTACGATAGATTTTGTGGTCAACCAAACAGGGTTTGAGGAAAAATACATTATACCTGTTGATAATTTAGATACATCGACTTTGATCGTCAAGATTAAAGATGCAGCCAGTGATGGAACATATGATCTCTGGACGTTATACGAAAATGTGACCAACCTAACCAGCACATCCAAGAATTATTTTTTACAGGAAGTCGAAGATGGAAAATACGAGATCTATTTTGGTGATGGTGTTCTTGGGGCAAAATTAACACAGGGTAATGTAATTACAGTCGAGTATTTGACCAGTGAAGGTGCAGTGGCAAATGGTGCAGGGAATGATACGGCAAATCCATTTACAATTGCAACAGCATTATCTTACAGTAGACCAGATGCTGGTACAACGGGTACAGTCACACCTACTATAGAAGCAACATCAGCCGCAACGGGTGGTACAGTTGCTGAAACTATTGATTCCATTAAGTATAATGCACCAAAAGCATTCAAAACTCAAGATCGTGCCGTTACACTTGAAGATTATAAGTCAATAGTAATTAATAAGTATACAAATGCCAGTTCAGTTTCTGTTTGGGGTGGAGAGGATAACGATCCACCTGATTATGGAAAGGTCTATATTGCAATTAGACCAGTTACAGGTTTGACTTTGACTGATGTATCAAAGGAAGATGTTAAAACTATTTTGGAGAAATATAAAGTACTGGCAATTACACCAGTTGTAGTTGATCCTGATTACACATTTGTGATAGTCGATAGTTCGGTTTATTATAACTCAACTACGTCATTGATTCCAGCAGAAACCATGAAAGAAAATGTCACTACAACCATAAAAAAATATAATAACAGTACTTTGAATAAATTTGGTACGATATTTCGGCATTCTCAACTCACAGGTCTGATTGATGACACAGATATTCCAATCCGAAGTAATGTTACCAAGATCAAATTGAAGAAACGAATTAAACCCACACTTGGAAAGATACAAGGTTGGATTGGTAAGGATACTTTAAAATACGGAAGTGCTATAGTCAAGGGATCAGTTACATCGGACGAATTCACAGTTTGCAACAATATATCCTATGGTGGGAATGTGATTTTCACTGATGATAGTA